ATATGGGTCAGTTTCAACCCTGAGCTAGACACAGACGAGACATTCACTCGGTTTGTCACTCACCCACCTGCTGAGAGCTGGGTCTGCGAAATAAACTGGTCAGACAATCCGTGGTTCCCAGAAGAGCTAGACAAAGAGCGCAGAGACTGGCTAGACAGAGATCCGACTGGGTATCTGACAACCTGGGAAGGTCGGTGTCGTCCTGCTGTCGAGGGTGCGATCTACGCTAACGAGATGGAAGCGGTACAGAGAGAGGGCAGGATTCGGGCTGTACCTGTTGATCCGCTTCTGAAGGTTCATACCGTATGGGACTTGGGCTGGAACGACTCCATGTCAATCATCTGTGTGCAGAAGGTTGCATCAGAGATCAGGGTGGTTGATTACATCGAGGACAGCCACCGGACAATAGATTCTTATGTAATGGAATTGGGCAATAGAAAGTGGAATTGGGGTAATGATTACATTCCGCACGATGGAGCGCACAAAGACTTTAAGTCTGGAAAATCTACTCAGGAGATGATGCAAAGCCTAGGTAGGAACGTCGAGGTTCTCGCCAGAGGTAATCCAGAGGAAGGGATTAGGCTGGCACGACAAGTCTTCCCGAGGGCTTATTTCGACGCTGATAAATGTATGGAATTGGTTAACCACTTAAAGCGATACAGACGCGCGGTTAACCAGATTACGAATGAGCCGGGAGCGCCGTTGCACGACGAGCATAGTCACGCAGCAGATGCGTGGAGATATTTAGCCCAGAGTCTTGACTTAATGTCGAATGATGACTGGGGCAAGCCATTGAAAAATAACACGAGGTGGGTGGTATGATTATTCCTCAAGGTTACATTGTGGATCGCAGAATGTTCGATCAGGTTGTCAAGGAGTTAACTGATCGGATAGAGCGACTGGAAAATCAGGTCAGAGAATTGCAGCCTGATAAACGACCGTATACAAAGAGGTCAGACAAATGGACGAAGGCCGACTGAAGGCAATAGTATCCTCGGAGATCGATGACGCTATCGGTTATCTGGATACAGAGACGACAGAAGAACGCGCTCTGTCAATGGATTACTACCTGCGGAACCCGTACGGGAACGAGGTAGAGGGGCGCAGCCAGATTGTCACCGGTGAGGTCGCAGAAGCAATTGACGGTGCGCTGCCTCAGTTGATCCGGGTATTCACTGCCTCAGACGATATTGTCCGGTTTGAGCCTACTGGTCCCGGAGATGAAGACGGGGCGAAACAGGCAACGGAATACGCAAACTGGGTTTTCTACAAGCAAAACCCTGGATTCCAGATTCTCCATCACTGGTTCAAGGACGCACTGCTTCAGAAAACTGGAACGGTGAAATGTTATTGGGACGAGAAGATTGACGTTATCGAGGAGGTTTATCAAAACCTCTCTGAGACTGAGCTTGTCCTGCTGATGTCGGATGGATCTCGCCAGATCGTTGCTCAAGAAGTTGTAGAGCAGGAGATGCAGGGTCCAGACGGTCAGGTAATGGCGACTCAATTCTTCAATGTTGTCGTGCGGAAACAAAACAAGCACGGCAAGATCGTCATTGAGAACGTACCACCCGAAGAGTTGATCGTCAGCAAACGGGCTAAAACGGTCCAAGACGCTCCGTTTATGGCGCACCGGACTCTGGTGCCCAGGACTGAACTGTTGCAGATGGGGTTCGATCCGCAGATCGTGGACAATCTCCCGGTCTACAACAGTCTGGACTTCACTGATGAAAAGATCGCTCGGTATAGCCCTGGTGAAGAACCTTTTGAGCAGAACAGCCTTGATCCTGCCATGCAAGAGATCGAGGTGTTTGAGTGCTATATCTATGTGGATTTCGATGAGGACGGGATTGCTGAGTTCCGCAGGATCGTCTACAGCAATAACGAGATCCTGAGCAACGAGCAGACGGACTATTGTCCGTTCCATGTTATCTGCCCGATTCCGATTCCGCACAAGTTCTTTGGTCAGTCTCTGGCCGATAGGACGATGGACATTCAGCTTATCAAGTCCACGCTTGTACGGCAGATGCTGGATAACCTGTATCTCACGAACAACGCTCGGGTTGGCGCTGTAGAGGGTCAGGTCAATCTGGATGACCTGCTAAATGTCACTCCGGGCGGTGTAGTACGGCTGAAGAATCCTGCTGCTGTTGTTCCGCTACAAGTTACCCCCGTCGCTGGTCAAGCATTCCCGATGCTGGAGTATTTCGACGGCGTACAGCAGAAGCGCACTGGGGTGTCGGATGCTCAGCAAGGGCTAGATCCTAACGTCCTAGCTAACGTCACCGCTGCGGCTGTTGCTGCGGTCACTAGCGCACAGCAGGGCAAGCTGGAACTCATCGCCAGGATCTTCGCTGAGACGGGCCTCAGAAGCCTGTTTAAGGGCATTCTGCAACTGGTCTGCAAGTATCAAGACAAGCCGACCATTATTCGGATGCGTGGCAAGTTTGTCGAGATGGACCCGAGAGAATGGTCCAATCAATACGACCTATCGATCTCTGTCGGTCTTGGGACTGGTACGAAGCAAGAACAGATGGCGATGCTCCAGATGGTTCTTGCCAAGCAGGAGCAGATTCTCCAGACGCTCGGGCCTGCCAATCCGTTAGTAAGTCTTGGTCAGTATCGGTTGACCCTGGGACGGTTTATTGAGGCGGCAGGATTCAAGGACTCTACCGAGTTCTTCAAGGAAATCACACCAGAACAGGATCAGGCGCTTTCTAATCCTCCTCCAGAGCAACCACAGCCTAATCCGGCTTTGGATGCGATGATGGCCCAGGCTCAGGCGCAGATTCAAATCGAGCAGCAGAAAGCAATGGCTGCGATTGAAACTCAAAGGCTAAAGGCTCAGGCTGATATTCAACTTGCCAGGGAAAAGGCTGCTGCTGAGTTGCAATTGAAACAGCAGGAGTTTGAGGTTGAGGCGCAATTGAAAGCTGCCAAGATTGGCGCTGGTATTACTCGAAATGTTGAGATTCCCGGATGAGAATGACGCCAGAGAGGGCAAGGAATCTATTGCTGGATGATTCATTTCGGAATGAATTAAATTACGTCCGGCAGATACATTTAGATGTAATTACGTCATCCAACGATGACGAAATTGACAAACGCGAAGCAGCCTATAAAATGATCCGCGCAATAGATCAAATCTATAGTCATTTCCAAGCGATAGCCGAAACGACTGAGATTAGGTCTAAACGATGGAAGATTTTATAGGGGTTTGAATGGACACCAATCCGAATGGAAGTGTTCCGCTGGATGTAAATACTGGCGCTGCGGCAATCATGGGACTAATGGGTGGTGAGGAAGGCGAACAGCCGACTCCTGAAGCCCAGGAAGAACAGATTGAGCAGACTGAAGCTGTAGAGCAGGAAGTCGAGGAAACTCCACGCTACCGTGTAAAAGCGGCTGGTGAGGAAGTTGAGGTTACTCTCGATGACCTGATCAAAGGTTATCAGCAAGGCAAAGATTACACTCAGAAAACTCAGGCTTTGGCAGAGCAGCGTAAGGCAATTGAAGCTGAAAAAGCTGCTGTTGACCAAGCCAAAACCCTGCGTGACCAGTATGCCCAGCGCCTAGAGATGATTGAGCAGGTGCTGAAACAACAGGAACCGCAGGAAGATTTGAATGCGCTGAAAGAATCTGATCCGATTGGTTATGCGGTGAAGGTCGCTGAGCAGCAGCAGCGTCAGCAACAGTTGTATGCGATTCAAGCTGAGAAGCAACGTCTTGCTCACCAGCAACAAACCGAGCATCAGCAGAAGTTGCAGCAATTGGTGGCTGAAGAGCAGCAGAAACTAGCTCAAGCGATTCCAGAATTCGCAGATCCACAGAAAGGCAATGTTGTTCGCACAGAGATCCGGGACTATGCGAAGCAAGTTGGTTTCACGGATGAGGATCTAGCGCAGGTATACGACAGCAGGGCTGTGTTGACGCTTTGGAAGGCTGCCCAATACGACAAACTTGTCAAAGGGAAGCCTGAAGTAACCAAAAAGGTTACAGAGGCACCGAAAATGTTGAGGCCGGGTGCTGCTAGTAGTGCGCCACCTGAGCAGAAACAATATCAAACACAGCGAAAGGTGCTGCGGCAGTCAGGCAAAGCCAAGGACGCTGCGGCTATTTTTGAACGATTCTTGTAGGATTAACTCAAATGTCAACTTTTACCGCACATTCTGCGATTGGTCAGCGCGAAGATCTCATCGATGTCATCTATGACATCAGCCCGACCGAAACCCCGATTCTTTCGACCCTTGCTCGCACGAAAGCGACTGCTGTTTATCACGAGTGGCAGACTGACTCGCTGGCTGCTGCGACGAGTGCTAACGCTGCGGTTGAAGGTGCCGATGCTACGGCTACCACGATCAGCCCGACGACCCGTCTTGGTAACTATACCCAGATCGTTCAGAAGACGATCCAGATTTCTAACACCCTTGAGGCTGTTAACAAGGCTGGCCGGAAGTCTGAGAAGGCGTACCAGTTGAGCAAAGCGTCGCAAGAACTCAAGCGCGACATGGAAACCATCCTGACTGCTAACCAGGGTCAGACTGCTGGTAACTCCACGACCGCTCGTAAACTTGGCGCGATTCTGTCGTACCTGAAGACCAATACCTCTGCTGGCACGTCTGGCACCGATCCCACGACGATTGGTGTTTCGACCCGTTCGGATGGTGCTACCCGTACCTTTACCGAGCAGTTGCTGAAGGATGTAGTTGCTGAGGTGTTTGTTTCCGGTGGAAATCCGAAGCTGCTGGTTGTTAACAGCGGTCTGAAGCAGAAGGTTTCCAGCTTTGCTGGTATCGCGGCTCAGCGTTACATGGCTCCCGGTGATCAGCCGACGACCATTATCGGCGCTGCGGACGTGTATATGAGCGACTTTGGCACTCTGTCTGTAACTCCGGATCGATTCATGCGTACCCGTGACGCACTGCTGCTTGATCCTGAGTACGCCGCGGTTGCGTATCTGCGTCCGTTTGCGACGAATGATCTGGCTCGTACCGGTGACAGCGAGAAGACCCAGCTTATTGCTGAGTTCACGCTGGAAATGCGGAATGAGGCGGCTCATGGAATCGTGGCTGACCTGAACCCTGCGCTGTAAGTAAAGAGGGAGGTGGGGAAACCTGCCTCCCTCCCACAATATGTCAGAACTATTTTCGGTTGGTGAGGGGCGCTACACGATAGCGCATAAGCTGGATGATGTTGTCGTCCTGGAAACTAAGCAGGACGTTTCTCACATTATCGAAGCGAACAAAATCCAAGTTGACAACGCAACCCGAAAGATCGATAACGTCATGACTCATGTCGCTCGGTTGCCTTTTACGGTGATTGACGATCTGAACAAGAAAAAAATCATGCGTGGGTTTGCGGTACAGGATGAAAGAGCGTTCAAACAGTGGCTGAATGATCCTGACAACAGGGTGTGGAGAACGTACCCTGGTAGCGTCTAAGGGGGTAGGATGAAGATTGCGATCTGTGTGCCCTGCCGGGACAATGTGCTGGCGGGGTTTGCTTTTGATCTGGCTCGTCTCTGTGCGTATGAGGCAAAGCGTGGAAAAAACGAAATCCAGCTTTTGCAAATGCCAGGGACACTAATTTTCACTCAGAGAGAAAAACTTGCTGACGAGGCTATGGAATGGGGTGCAGACGCTGTCTTATGGATTGACAGCGATATGCGGTTTCCGGCAAACACTGTTGAGATACTGCTTGCAAGGAATGTCCCGCTGATCGGCGTAAACGCCACTACAAGGCGCGAACCGATTATGCCAACGGCAATGAACCTAAAGATCGACAAAAGCGATCCTGGGGCCGTTAAACAGGTCTGGACGAAGATTGAGAGCCGGGGCAAGTCTGGGATCGAACAAGTGACCGCTGTGGGGTTCGGTGTTACACTTGTGAGGTCGGAAGTATTCAAAAAGATACCGAAACCTTGGCATGACATTATCTGGACGGATCATGGAAATGTCATTGGCGAGGATGTGACGTTCTGCGTTAGGTGTCTTGAGAATGATGTTCCTGTGTTTGTTGACCACGATTTGTCTATGCACATTGGGCATATCGGGGTTAAAACTTATGGCTGGGATGACATAAATGGCCCTAGCAACGTACAGCGATCTCAAAAGCACAGTCGCAAGTTATCTCGCAAGAAGCGATCTCACTAGCCAGATTCCTGACTTTATCCGGCTGGCAGAGGTGCGTTTGCGCCGGAACTTGCGTATCCGGCAGATGTTGAAACTAGCCTATACGTCTGCAACCGGTGGTGATAGCACTGTTGGGTTGCCGACTGACTTCATCGAGATGCGTAATCTGTATCTGGATACCAATCCAGAACAGCCGCTGAACTATCTGTCCCCGTCCACGTTCACCAGAAACGCCAGGACTCAGGAATCAGGCAAGCCAAACAATTACACGATCTTGTCGGACGAGATCCAGTTGGCTCCGGTTCCAGATACGAATTACACGGTTTATATGCTGTACTATGCTGCGCCAACATTTTTGAGCGACAGCACCAGTACGAACGCATTTATGACAACCTGCCCTGATCTGCTGTTGTATGGGTCTTTATCGGAAGCCGAGCCTTACCTGATGAATGACGCAAGGCTTGCGGTATGGGCTGGGTTGTATTCTCGGGCGCTGGATGATCTTACCAAGTCGGATGACGGTGGAGAGTACAGCGGTAATCCTATGGTAATGACTCTCGCAAAGAGGTAAGAAATGGCTATCACCCAAGCAATGTGCACCAGCTTTAAGACTGAGCTTCTTGGTGGCACTCACGATCTGGATACAGACACTCTCAAGATTGCTCTGTACACTTCATCGGCTACGCTGGATGCCACTACGACGACCTACAGCAGCACGAACGAGGTCGCCAGTGGGTCTGGATATACCACGGGTGGAAATACGCTCACGGGGGCTACGATTAGCTCTAGTGGAACGACTGCATTTGTAGACTTTTCAGACTCTACGTGGTCGAGTGCATCTATTACTGCGCGTGGTGCGTTGATCTACAACAGCAGCAAGTCTAATCGAGCCATCGCTGTATTGGACTTTGGGTCTGACAAGACCTCGACCAATGGTGACTTTGTGGTTCAGTTCCCGACTGCGGATGCGTCTAACGCCATCATTCGGATTGCTTAAGGTGATTTGCCATGAAGATTGATTTTGAATTTGAAACTCCTCATGGCAAATTCGCTGACGCTCTGCACCTCCCGGACGATCACACGTTCACGGACGCAGAGATCCAGGCCATGAAGGAACAGCGCCGGGACAACTGGATTGCTGTTGTGACTGCGCCTCCTGCTCCTGAGCCTGAGCCAGAGTTTATTGAGATCGACGGCGTTAAGTATGTGAAGGCTTAGTCATGGCCGACAGATATTGGGTCGGTGGGACTGCCAACTGGGATGGTACTGCCGGTACCAAGTGGGCTACTTCGTCCGGTGGTGCTGGTGGCGCGTCTGTGCCTACCAGTGCGGATGATGTGTTTTTTGATGCTAACTCTGGTGCGGTGACTTGCACAATTGCCACTGGGGGTGGAACTTGCAGGGCTTTGAATTGCACTGGATTTACAGGCACTTTAAGCGGAAGCGCAACTCTGACAGTGTTTGGAAATATCACACTTGTTGCAGGGATGACGTATAACGCGACAAGCCCCATCGTAATTGCCGGGATTTGCACAATTACAAGCGCAGGCAAAACAGTCGGGGGTGTAACTGTACAGAACAGCACGGATGCTTTTTTAGGTGATGCGTTAACGTCTTCTGGCGCAGTAACTCTTAGTTCTGGAACTTTCACAACCAACAACTTCAACGTCACCGCCACCGCACTATCCTCCACCAACAGCAACATCCGCACGATCAATCTTGGGTCGTCTACGGTAACGTTGAGTAGTACCGCCCCTATATCTTTTGGGACAAATACAAACCTAACTTTTAACGCTGGAACTTCAACAATTATTTGTTCTGGTACCGCTCCAAATGTGCAAGGTGGTCCAGTTTCTTCCACGGGAGTTACATTTTATAATTTGTCTTTTACGGGTACAGCATCTGGGTCTGGCGGGTTTTATGGAATAAATACTTTCAATAATTTAACTATTACTGGCCCAGCATCTGCCGGTGTTATTCAGATTACATTTGACTCTCGCCAAACAATAAACGGCACCTTGTCCACTACAGGCACCGCAGGCAACCGCCGTGTCTGGTTCCGTGGCCTGACCTACGGCATTGCCCAAACCCTCACCGTTAACGCTACTCCGAGTCTGACAGACGCAGACTTCCGAGACATCTATGTTGTTGGGACGGCTGCACCAATCTCTGGTACTAGGATTGGTGATCTGCGCGGCATCAGAGGGATTACTGCTTCTACGCCAAAATCTGTCTATTGGGTCACTGCTGCGGGTGGCAGTTGGTCTGGGAACAATTGGGCAGCATCATCTGGTGGTGCAGCATCAACCAACAACTTCCCGCTCGCTCAGGATACGGCTGTTATCGAGAACACGGGGCTTAATACGTCGGCCACGGTGACGCTTGATTCGCCAATTGCATATTTTGGCACCATCGATATGTCTACGCGGACAAACGCGATGACATTAGCCGGATCAACAGCCTATACGGTGTATGGCGATTGGAAGTTTGGAAGCGGGG